TGATTGATTGAATATGTTGTTTATCTTCCGTTGCTTGTTTCGCTTATATTCCTCATAGATTTCACATTTGCAACCGTCTTTATACTCGTAACCATTCGGGTGTTTTTTAGTAGGAGCAAACTTATATAAGTCGTATTCACTTCCACATCTCTCACATTTCAATCCTTTTTCGACATGAGTAGGTTGATATTTTTTCAAGCTTTCGTTTATCTTTTCGCTGAATAGTGGTTTCATAATATCCCCCTAATCCCAATAACTTTCGTCGTACTTCATGCGTTCCAATTGATCCGTGCCAGTTGGTTGTATTTTTTGATTGAGGTACCCCTCAAATTTACTGCCAAAAAGTGTTTCTGGTCTAAGGTATTTATCGCTATCCGTGTTTAACCATTCAGCTGTTTTGATATCAATCACCTTTTTAAAATCCTCCAACCTAAAATCTTGATTCCATCTTGCTTTAATAAAATCTTTTGTTTTAGCTGTATTATGTTTAAAATGCTTTCCTGCTTTTTTATTTAAGTATTCGATAATTTCTTTATAGGGAATGGAAGACACCGTCGGGTTGCCCGACAATATACTTCCTTCATTATTAGTATTGTTATTATTAGTTAAATCATTATTAGTACTATTATTATTAGTAGTATGCGATTTACCATTAACGGTTTTTCCATTGTTGGTTTTACCGTTAACGGTTTTTCCAACGTTGGAAAATCGAATGTGGTGCGGTTGCTCATATACTAAGTACTCATAACCATTTAACCTACCACTTTTATCACGTTTTCTACTACGTTGAATGTATCCAATTTCTTCCAGTTCCTTGATTCCACTCTTTAAACCGCTAAGTCCATCAGTTGAATGTTGCTCTAGTTCTGTTTCGTAAATTTGCCAGTTATCAGGTCGACTTAACAAATAAAGTAGAATACCTTTAGCCTTCCAACTTATATTAGAATCATGTATAAAATCTTTGTGTACTGTGACAAAGTTACCTGATTCTTTGTAAACTCTAAATGTTGCCATTTCGTTATCTCCTTTCTGGTATAATTTTGTTATCGCTACTGCGTTAGATTGGGGGTGAATAAAATATGGAAAAACCTTATATGTTAACATATGATTTAAACTCACCCGGACAAAAATATGAGGAATTGAGAAATGTTATAAAAAAGGAAATTTCTAATGGTCATTGCAATTATTGGAAATCTTCATTTTTATTCCGTTCTTCTTTATCAACTTCAGAAATGATAGAAAAGTTGAAACCTTATCTCGATTCTGGAGATAAGCTGTTTGTTACAGAAATAGTCAATAACAAACAAGGGTGGTTAACAAAAGAACAATGGGATTTTATCAACCATAATATTTTTATTTAGGTTCTTTTATTGAATCTTTTGTTATATCAGGAAAACCTTTAGAATCCTCAGGGGTAAATTTTTTAATTTTTTTAGCGCTTCTAATCTCTTCCGCCAAGATGACGATTAGGAGTGCTATTTTTATTATTCTTAGTCTATTCATTCCTTTTTCTCTCCTTTCAGCATTTTATTGAGCCTCTCATCAACTTTTATCCACGAGTCATGCAAGTGATATTTATCATCAAACGACTTAACGCCAATCGCATGTTGCTGGTTATGATGTTCGCGACATAACGCTAATACATGTTTGTCATAGTGATTCATCTTATTTCTGTTCATGCCTCTGCCGACTGTTTCATAATGTGCTAGGTCTGCGTGAGGCTTTCCGCATATAATGCAATGACGCGTAACAGTTGCCCAATAAAGATAATTTTTATCTTCTTTCATCAATTTGCTTGTTTTATAATTTAATGGAATCGCATTTGTAAAAATCCACTCAAACATCGCATCTATAATTTGCTTAGCTATAGTTCGAGAACAATTTGATAAAGATATGCGTTCTTCATAGCCATACAGAAACTTCACATAATCTTGGAACATTTGCCTCATATAATCTCGAGGTTGTCCTGTATGAGCTTCTATATCGTTACACAATGCGAATATCAATTTGCGTTGCTTGCCAGTGATAGAATTTGGATCTACCACTGAGCAATCAACATCAATTGGCTGGTTCAAATCTAATATCTTGATAGCTTGTTCAGGTATCTCTATACCGGTAACAACTACATCATATAAACCATTGTTACTTTGTTGGTATTTGATAATTTGCGCCACTTAATCACACCCTAGAAAGGCAAATCGTCATCAGATATATCAATAGAATTATTAGTATTTTCAAACGGATTATTATTCACATTAGAGTTGTTAGAACTCTCATTGTTATCGTTTTTTTCGTTTTCTTTAATTCCAACTTTTTCATAAACTGCTGTACCTTCAAATTTCCAAAACCTTTTTAAAACCGTATTCCATTTATCTGTATAATCGTTATGTTTTCGTTCTAACTCAATATTGATTGGTTTACCTATTACATCTCGTTCAGTAAAGTTAAATTGACCATTATTGTCATTAATGCCAATTGCCTTCAAGAATGTGTATAACCAGTTTTTGGCGAAGTCGTTTGAAGTATCACCGTTTGCATAGTGAGTGAATTCGCCTTCTTCTTTATGAATAAACGTGATTGCAAATTGTGGATGTCCGTTTTTCGAATTTTTACTTTCGAAGTTTTTGATTTTTACACTGTATGATCCTGGTTGCATATAATTTCCTAATTCTTGTGCGCCTTGTAAATTTAAATTGAAGTTCATAATTAATTACCGTCCTTTTTAGTTTTTTATTAGTTTCCGTTTTGTGCCATATCTATAATTTTTGAAATTGAAGCATTTTTAATACCTGGATTATTGATTGTTATTTGCGGATTATGCCTAACTTTAGTTGTATATAAATTAGAAGGTTCTACAGAAAATACATAGTCGTGTGTCGCGTTTCCGTCCTCATCTGTATGATCTTCTATAAATGTATGTCCTATAATGTCGAACTGAGTTACTAAGCTATTGTGTATTGCCGGTTGTACTTCAATTGATATTCTAGGGTTAATAATTTTTCCGTTCTCATCTTTATCTTCTGAGTTAAGCCCTTCATGTCCTGTAAGTACAACGTGAAATCCGAGCTTATCTTTAACCTTTAATAGGTGCCTAATCGAGTTAACGATTAATTTAGATGTTTCCCCATAATCTTGTATTCTCGCTTTTTTGACTTGATGTGTATTCATTACATGAGTTAGCGTTATATCTCTTAATTTTTGAGCTGTTTCAATTACAACCACATCAAGTAACTTTCCTCTTTGTCTAGCTGTATTTACAATCGATTCAATACTCGCAATTGTGTTTCTAAAAGCAATGTAATTGTCGACTCTCTTCACAAAACCTTGTCGCGTTACTTGAGTACCATCTTCGTGAATATCGATAATAAAAGCGTTGTTTTCTCTAGTGGCTAAAGTCGTCTTTCCGGTTCCTGATTTGCCATATACCATAATTGAATAATAGTTCTGAGTATCTTCGTTAATTTCTTCAACACCTAGTTCTTGTAAAATGTCTTGTTCCTCACTCATCACTTAATCACCAAACTTTCCGTTACCTTTAATTCAGCACCCGGAATATCTTTGCCAGCTTTCAAATCATCGATTAGTTGCTTAGAATTAAGCTTTGGCGCTTGTGATAGCCAATAATCCTTTGGAATAAGTTTTTCATCGATAATATTTTTACTAGCCCCGTTTTTGCGCTTGTAAATATGATTAGTAGCTGTGCGGTAACTATCTACTTCCTGTGTTTCTAACATCTCTTTTAAGTAATCTCTTAAACGATCAGTTAAATTTTGTTTTTGTTTTTTTAAATTTTGAAGTCTCTTAATTTCTTTATCTATGACATCTATGTCACCTAAAGTTTCACGTCTCCAATTGACAATGTTATCTACTTTGACGTTCATTTCTGCTTTGATAGAATCTAATGTATCTTTTAGTAATGTTGGATCTAATTCATCTTGATTAGACATCTCTTTAAATGCTTCTGATAGCTCATATAGATTAGCCATTAGTTAATCCCCCTCTACCATTTCATGACTAAGTTAATTAGTCTGTCCTGTTCATCTGTGTTCTCTTCAATCCATTCGTTTATAACGTCACGCATTGCATCCGTCGCAATATATAGTTCGCTTAAATCTATGACATGAAACGATTTAAGTGGAACATTATTCATATCCTTGATTTGTATACTGATACCGTCATGTCTCTTCATCACAGACACTTTAAATTCAAACCCGTTAAAGCTTATAATTTTGTTTTTTATCTCACCAATTTTGTAATACATCGTTCTCGTCCTCCTTGTCTTCTTCGTCCTCCTCGTTATCTTCTTCGTTTTGTAATTCATAAATTTTGTTTTTTAGTTTTATATTTTCTTTTTCCAATTTTTCGTTTTTTCTTT